TGTTATTGCTTATTTATATGCTAAAAAAAAGAGGTACCGAAGTACCTCTCTTTTTCGAGAAACTATTGTTTCTAACTACTATTACATTAAGTTAGCAACTTTAAATGCACGGTAGTAGTTGTTTGAAAGTGCTGTTAAAGCGCCAGAACCTTGGTTAGTACCTTCTGCGAATGGGTTAGCAACTAAACCGTAACGAGTTTTGAAGCCAATTTTCGGTTGGAAAGTACCTGTATCAACTGCACGAACCATTTGTAATGGAACATATGGGCAATAGAACAGACCAGCGTCATAAGCATTTGAACCTTTATAACCTACAACTGCAAATTCTTTAGATGCAGAAACAGGTGCATATGGATCAACATAAACTTTAAGGCGACCAAACAATGTACCAGCAAATGTGTTACCTGTATCGTCAACTTGTAAGTTTGTTTGACCTTGTAGAGCTGGGTTGTAATCTAACAGACCTGCCATTGCAAGAGCAGAAGCAACATCTGATGAGCAGATTACTACATTACCTTTTCCTCTACGAGTAAGTTTTGCGATAGTGTTCGCTTCTCTTTCGAGTTGGAAAGCAAGACCTTTAATTTTTTCAACCATCCAACGACCGTTTGAATCAGTGTCTAAATCGAACTGACCAGCAGCTGTTGTACCTGCTTGACAACCTGTTTTCGCAACTGAGTAGATAGTGCGAACAACTTCACGGTTGATTTCAGCAAGAATTTCTGATGAAAGAATGTTTGCTAACTCTGTTTCAGCGTCAAGACCATGAACTGCTTTAAGATCCTGTGCTAATTCGATAGAGTATTCTGCTTTTAATGCACGAGTTTTAGCAGTAACAGTTACTTTCTCAATTGAGAATGCCATTTCTTGGAATGTGTTAGAACCGTCACCTAAAGCTTCTGCAAGAGCAGTTGACATACCAGCAACAGGAGCTGCGTTACCTACGAATGTGTTAGCAACAGCCGCACCAACAGCGATATCTGTTTGTGCTGAACCTAAACCAGCGTGACCTGTGTTTGCTTCGTTGTAGAATGCTTCTGCGCCAGCTTGTGATGTGTATAATGAACGCATTGCAAAGATAAGTCCTGTAGGACCTGTCATTGGCTGAACACCAGCAACATCATAAGCGATTAAGTTAGGTAATGATCTTCTTACTAAAGAGATAAGAATTGGATCAAAACCAGCAACTGGACCAGTTGCAGCTGCAGAACCTGAAAAACCAGCCGCACCACCTGAACCTAAACCAGCAGATGCTGCGTTTGTAGGTACTGCTTCGTTAAGCATCTGACCTGATTTGGTCATTTCTTCTGCTTGGTTTTCAAGAATAACAGCGGTAACTGCTTTCTTGTATGGGTCTTGAATAGGTGCAAGATCAGGATGATCTAATACGCCTGCCCATTTTGTTTGTAAACCTTCGGACAAATACATTTTGTTCTCCTAAATTATTTTTTTGTTTTACTAATTGCTTGTGACACAGCAGCTACGAATGGATCAGCGATCTCTTTCTTATCTTCTGTATCGTCTACATTTTCGTGTAATTGTTCTGCATCAGCCTTTTTCATACCTGATGGGAAGTAGTTCTCACGGATTGTTTCAAGTTTAGATTTGTATTCGTCCTCTGTGGAGAATTCAACACTTTCTGCAAGTGTTCTAATTTTTTCAACTTGAGTGTCTGTAAGACCTTCTGTTACTACACGAGTGATTTCATTTTTGCGTGATTCAACAAGCGCTTGCTTGTATTCAACACCACGCTCGATTTCTTCGTCAAGTTTGCTTTCAAGTTCTTCAACTTTAGTAGCTAACTCATCAACCAAATCAACTTTTTCAGCTGGAACATCGATGTAATGTTCAGCGAATAGATTACGCATTCCTGCGATAAATTCTTCAGTTAATTCTGATCTTAAACCAGATTCAATTGCTAATTCATTATCTTCCATCCACTGTTCAACAACATATGAAAGGTAACTGTCAACTTTTTCTGTTAAGTCAGTTTTAATTGTGTCGATTGCTTCTTCTAATTGACCAGCATATTTCGCTTCGATTTCTTCTTCGATTTGAACTAAACGGTCATGAACACGAGCTTCAAAGATTGTAGCAGCTTTAGATTTAAAATCTTCAGAAATAGTTTCATCATCAGCAAACATTGCATCGATGTCTTCTTTCATAGATTTTTTATAACCTTCTTCTACTTCTTTTTCATCTTCATCTTCTACTTTATCATGTTCTTTAGAATGTTTCATTTCTTCAAGATTTTCATCTTCTTCAATGATATCTTCTTCAACTTCAGCATCTTCCATTTTAGCAGAAGCAGCTGATGGCTTAGTAGCAATAGAAGCTTTATTCTTTGCCGAATGATCAGCAGAGTTTAGTTTAAGTTTATTAGAATCGTCAAGTGGTTTAGAATTAGTATTGGTTGGACCACCTAAGTCTTGCACTTCACCTTCTAATTTTTGTGGAGGCATAGCTGTCGCATCACTCTTGCTTTTAGCAAGAATATCAGCGGCTGCTTCCATTAGTTTATTTGTTGCCATTAGGATTCTCCTTATGTATTTCTTTATTTATAAAATTAAAGTTTTCTTATATAGTTTTCAAAAAGTTTTAAAGCAACCGCTTCGATTTCTCTTGCTGATGCTTTCTTAATGGTTTTCTTGGCACGATCAAAATCCGCTTCTACAAAGCGTCCTTCAATGAACATCCATTCTTTGTTTTCCATTATGCCGTTTACAAAGGCGCCTGGAGCAGATGGATCTGCCACGATATCAGCCGCTGTGGCGAGTTTTAGGTCATCCTGCACTAAGTTGAAACCTTCTTTAGTCGGCACTACTGACCCGAGAGCTCTTGATGAAACGCCTATGCTAACATCATTATCGATAAAATTCTTAACGATGTCACCATATGGTGTTTCTAAAATTTGAGCTTTTCCATAAAATGTATTGCCATCTTCTTCTAATGAAACAATTTTATGTGACACACGCTCAAGGTTAATAGTCGGTGTATCAGGATGTCCTAATTCACCTAAAGCACGATTTGTTTTGATATACTCCTCGTTATATCTTTTAACCTCATTTCTGAGCGTATCCATTTTATACATTCTGTTGTTACGATTAACTGCATCGCCAACTAAAAATGTTCCTTCAATATACAAACGCTTCTTACCATTTTCGGAAGCTTCTGTAAGATACTTTACATTTTCTACTGTTTCTCTAATGAGTTTCATTTGTCTCTTCCCTTAAACTTGTGCATCATAGTAGGTTTTAGAAAGTTCACCACGCTCAATGGTTTCACCTGCTTTCCTACATCTAGCATAAATTTGTTCTGTTGCTCCACTTGGTCTTGTAAAAGTTCTTACTCCACCAGAGTAAGTGCCATTAGCATCAGTATATGTGTCAGAACCTGTAGCGGTGTTTTCATATTCCCAAACACCGTTTGAACCTGGAACAGTAACCCATGCCATTTTATTTTAATCCTAATGAACTTCTCCTACGCATACTCATTCTTCTTTTAATCATAGAACGGCGTAGTTTAGCTCGTCTTGTTGTTTTCCATGACCGTTTTAATAAACGGGCTTTTCTTAATCTCGTAGTTGCAGGCACTCGTCTTACTGTATTACCTGAAATACGGTATCCTTTAATAGCAGACCGTCTTCGGTTTTTCTGAACAACGATTCTGCCTTTTGCATTTCTTCTGATTCTTCTACGAATCTTTTTTACTCGTCCCATACGAATAATGTTTGGGTTTCTTTTATATGCTTCTTCTAAATCTTCTGTTTCTTCTACTACATCGAATCTATCTGCAGCTACATATCGTTTCGCTTCATCAAGATATTTTGATGTAATTTGTTCTAAACGAGCAATTATTTTTTCTTTAGCTTCGTCTAGTTTATTCTCTATTAAAGAATCTATAATGCTCATTTTTTATTATGAGCCTTAAATGCAAAATCTGAACCCTTTCTAAAATGCTCTGGACTCTTATGAACCAAGTCAGCATACTTTTTAGCATTTTCTGGTTTTAGAGCTTTATGAACATTTGTCATAGCAGATGCTGTATAGTGGTCAACTTTTCTTGTTTGACCATTTGCAAACTTAACTGATTTAGCTTGTTTGTTTTTTACGATACTATGAAGTGTGTCCATTACACCTTCTTCAAGAGTTTCATCGCTATTTATGACATTTACCTCTTCGGATTGCAATGGACTTTGGTCAACACCTTTTCCGTAAGGCACAGTAAAATATTTGTCTAACTTAGAATTATAATATAAAGCAACTTTCATTCCACCAGGATATGGTCTGAATGATTTTCTTTTGAGTATGAGAACAAAAGGTGGATCTTTTGGTGTATCGCTTTCTTTTTTCTCATTGATTGTTTCTGCTTCAATAACTTCTATTTCTTCTCTAACTGCTCGTCTTGTCTTTTGAAATATTTGAGGATTATCTGTTAAAAGACCAACCATTTTATTGAATAAACCTTGAAGAAGTTTTCTTTCCACTGGATTAAATACAGGCCGTTCTTCATTCATCTTGTCTAAGATTCGATGAAGTCTTTGTATTTTAGTTTTATCTGCTAATCCGGCACGAACAAGTATATCGAATTTTTTAATATCGATATTTTCTTCAGTCAGAATATCTTCTATATCTTTAAATTCTTTTAGGCTTTTCATTCTTCTTCTTGTGGTTGTTCTGTCTCATCAACCTCGGTGTCTGCTGTATCCTGAACTTCAACTTCTACATCATCTTCAGTTGGTTCTTCTTCAGGTTGAGCTTCTACACCATTAAAAAGTGATGAAGCAATTTCTTGTTTTTTACCATCTAAAGCATCCATTGCTTTTTGTGATAAAATGTTGTTTAAAGTATCTTTAGCATCAGCACTTTGAGCTGCCGCTATTTGATTTACAAAGTCAACTACATCTGTCATAATATTCTCCGATTAACCTTTATTTATTCCGCCAAACTTAATTACATCAGCATCAAGTTCAGGGGTTTGTGATTCAGTTTGATCCGAATCTGTTGTATTATCTTCAGGTGGAAATTGATTTGGATCAACCTCTGATTGACCAAATGAAACACCTGATTCCTGTTCTTCTTCAATTTCTTTTTCCATCTGTTCAATTTGTTCAGATGACATTTGAAGAATATTCTTTTTGACCCAATCGGTTGAATAGTAACGACCAATATATGGATCAACAGTATTGAGAAGTGCAATTCGTTCTCTTAGTAATTCTGCATCTCTTAATTCTGTAAAGTTATTATCTTTGAGATAATCATAATAGATTTGCTCTTGAAAATCTTGCCATTCCTCTAATGAACAAATCCCTTTTAATACTAATTGAATCTTTAAAGCGTTGTCAAATACTTGTGAAAATTTGTTTCTTAATCTTGTAATAAACTTACCAAACTTAACTTCATCTCTTGTAACTTCAGTTGAACGACCAAGACCAATCATACCGCCTTGTTGTGGTTCTAAACGAGAAATTGGAACATTTAAAGATTGTAATAATTTATTTCTAAAGTATTTAACATCTTCAAGTTCACCTAAGTTTTGACCAGCAGGTAATGTTGTAATCTCTGTACCTTTACCGCCTTCTCGTCTTGGTAACCAAAAGTCTTCCAACATTGACATATGTTTTCTATCATCTCTTAACTCACCAGTAGAAGCATCATACACCATCTTGTTACGGTATTTGACCATAACATCTCTTAAGTATTGTTCTGCTTTACCTTTTGGTAAGTTACCAACATCAATGTAAAATATTCGTCTTTCAGGTGCTCGTGATAATCTATAAATCACCACAGCATCTTCAATCATTCTTAACTGATTGAGTGGTTTAATTGCTTTATGAAGATAAGAAATAACAAAAGTATTCTTAGCATCCATTAAACCAGAGTTTATATTAATAATAGATTCTGGTGCAATTCTTAATCCTGAATTAACTGATGTAGTATAGTTTTGTGTGGTTGTACCTTTGTCTGTATAGACATAGTATTCACCAATTGATTTAATAACTAATGCACCAGTTTTTGGATCTTTATCTTTTTGAACCTCACGAACTTTTCTGATTTTGCGTGGGTCAATATATCTTAATTCTTTAATACCTTCTTTAGGTCTGGATTCATCAACAACAACATGATAGTAAATACGACCATCAATATACCATCGTTTAAATAAATCGTCAGCAAGATTATTAAAGTTCAACATTCTTAAAACATTGTTAAACTCATCTCTAATTTTTTTCTTAATTGATTCTGGCTGTTGAAGATTATCTAATCGAATATCAACAGTTTTACCTGCGTTATCATGCGTAATAGCTTCATTGACAATATCATCAATTGCCATTTCAAGTTCAGAATGGTTTGCCATTTCACGGTAACGAGATATAAGTTCAATCTCATTACGAACTGAACCTTCTAAATCAACATATGTACCGTAATGAGCATTTTGGGTAATGGTAACTGCACCATCATCCATTGCCTCATTTGGTAGGGTAAAAGAAGGCTGGTCAGATGGTTGTTGAACAACAACATCTTTTTTGCCTAGAGTGAATCCGAATAGTTTAATCGCCATAATAATTTATCATCCTATAAAAAAAATAAAGTGGGGATTATTCCCCACTCTATTACACAACACCGTCTTCGATTGATTCCCACCATTGATATGATAAGGTAACTGCAAATTCTTCCATTGTGTCATTTGCACCCCAATCTACATCAATAGGAGTAATATCAGAAGGAAACAAGCCAACAAACTTATATCTTTTAAGACTGTCGCCTGCTTTGCCATATTGAGTTACTTCACCATCAACGGAATAACCGCCTGGTGAAAGTGCTACTGGATTTCTTACATTAAGATTGTGACTGTTGATACCGTTCATCCATCTTTCAAAAGCGTTACGGACAACAAAGTCTTCATCGTTAATAACAGAAATTGTCCAATCTGCAAAAGTTCTATTTCCTACAAATTTCAACTCACGACCAAAGTATTGAACTGGTACAACACCAAGCGTAGCGCCTGGCAGTTGTGCAGTTTTACACATGAATGTAAGTTTTGTTTGTGCGTTTTCAGGTGATGAGAACGCAGGGAAAGGCATAGAAACTTCAAACAGATTAGGACGAGCACCGTCTCCAATCATTTGACTTCTAAATTCGTTTACATTAAATGCCATTTATTTTCTCCTGTTTTCTCTATTTATTAGAACTGTCCAACAACTTCATTAAAACTTACGCCCGTTCTTACTGCAACAAAGTTAAGTTGAATGAAGTTAATTGACCGTGCAGGTTTGATATAAATGTCACCAACAAATTCGTTGCGGTCAATCACTTCGCCTGTATTGTTTGATTCGTCACAAACAACACGGAAGTCAGTGATACCACGGCGACCTTGAATGTCTCTTAAATATGGTTCAACTAAGTTCACAAACTGAGCTCTTGTGAATTGGTCATTGAATTCAAATAAAGAGAAACGAGCAGCACGAGCAATTGCTTTTTCTAATATGATGAATAATCGGCGAACATTAATTCTATCAAACGCTGATGGTTTAGATAGCATTGTTTTATCACCAAATAATTGTGTACCTTCGCCTTGGAATGTTACAATCGGGTTAATACCTTTGAGATATAAATCATCTCTATTTGTTTTTGTAGGATTCCAAGCAAGTTTTAATGTATTTCTCATAATACCTCTGTTTGGACCAGCAGGAGAGAACCATGGATCTCTTTCTCTATCTGTTCTAGCAGCTAGACCTGCAACATCACCGTTACATGGTACCCAGCGATATACATCGTTATACTTGTCATACATATATTTCCAGTTAGAATCAATAACCGCATATGATGATGAAGTTAATGACGCTCTGTATTCCTTAACATCTGTTGTTTCTGAACCAGCATTGTCAACAACATCTGCTTTTTCTGGTGATAAGAAAGCAACGGCATCTTTTCTTGTTTCTGCCATTGTAATCAAATCAGCAGCTACTGTTGCATCAGCAGGACCAGAAATGATAAGATTGATATCAACGGATTCTGCATTGTCAAACTTGTCGTATGCTGTAACCACATTAGCAGTAGAAACTGTGCCATCTGCACCAGCAGCAAGTGAAACTGTTACATTAGCAGATAAGTTAGCATAGGTTGTGCCTGAAGCGTTATTGCCCCAGTTTGTACCGTCATCTGCGTGTGACATCCAGTGGATATATTTTGATTTATTTGCAACTACTTGTTTATAGTAGTTTGTATTGCCTGCATCATCTTTAGCATCACCAGCTTTAGATACAAAAGCATATTTTTCTAATACAGTGCCTTGAGTTCCTGAGATTGCACCGTCTTCATCAATAACGATGATGTGCATCTCATCAAGAAGACCACCAGCATTAGATACATATGTTGATGTGCCTGGCTCATCATTAAAGTTTGATGCGTATGTCCATGTTGAATAAGTATTGGCGTCTGCAACTGAAACTTTAAGTGAATTACCTAAAGAGCCTGGATATCTAGCAGCAAATTCACCATAGGTGTTTGCGCCTCCAGACCAGTTTGCTTCCCAATCGTCATCATTTTTAATTAATACATTTGGTGATCCGTTTGCAGTAGAGGTATAAGTGGTAGCACCATATGCACGGACAACCTTTAAGTTGTTCGAATATGCCAAAAAGCTAGCTGCAGAGAACCAGTATTCATAATTATTAGCGTCAGGCTTGCCAAATGTATCAACAAGACGAACTTCATCTGAAACCGTTATGATTTCATTAACTGGACCCCAAGCGAACTTCCCAGCAAAAGCGCCAATCGAAGTGGCAACGGAAGGTACAATTGTAGTCAGATCAATTTCTGATACATTTACACCTGGTGAGAGCTGAAATGCCATTGGATTACTCCTTTTAATAAATGGGTCGTTATTTTCTTTTTAATTATACTCTATTTAGTTTTTTAGAAAGTTGAGGTTGGATACTTATCTGCTAGTCCGCTATTAGACCACACATCTCCAGAATCAATTTCAACTTCTTCTTTCCGACCATCATCAAATACACCTACGGGTGTTAATTCCTCATCTATTAACATATTCTGTTCTTTGAGTAATTGTTTTCTTACATCAACATCTGTTTCTTCTTTGAACAATTGTTGTGCAGTTAACCAACCAAAAAGAACTAAACCCATAACTAAATCATCATGATTGCCTTCTTCAGCCGCATAACTATCTCTAAATCTCGCAAAAGTGTTTAATTCAGCAATCGTATCAAAATCATTAATGATAAGTTTATCATTTTCAACTAAAGTTTTTAAGTTAGCACATCCTATTTTTTTTACTGACTTTGTTGTTCTAATACCAAAGTTTGAGTTTCTTTTAAATCCACCTGATATTGTTTGACCCTTAATATGGTGGTGGTCTAACTTATAAATGTTTTCATATTCTAAATCATAATGTAAAGTATCAACTACTTGTTGACCAATGTTATTTGTTTCAATTAAGGCATATGCCTCGTTATACATTGTACCAATCTTATAAATTATCGTTGGAAAAAACATCAACGGTAACTGATTACTTCTATACTTAGCCACCTGTCTGTATGGAGTTTCTGTGACATCAATCACATTTATAGCTGAATAATCTAAATTAACACCTTCAGCACAATCAACAGACGCTATATACAGATGACCTTTTTGAGGTTCTTCGTAGATATCCAATCCATCATCGTAACGGATTGGATTTCTAAACGCTAAACTTCTTAACTTCACTCCAGAAATGAGTGTAGCAGAAGAACCTACAAATTCTGTTTCAAACTCAACACGAAACTGTTCTTCACTTGTGTTTCGTATTGTTTCATCTTTCCACTTTTCATCTCTACCTGGTACATCTGACCAGTGAATTTCAAGTGGTTTATAAAGTGAGCGACCTTCTTCTGCATCTACCCACATTTTATAAAATAAATTTAACCCATTTGGTGTTGATACAATAATTACTTTAGTGGTTTGACCAGATGATATCACAGGATAAGTTGATTGAAAAAAGTCCAACGCCATATTGTGTTGAACGAAAGCAAACTCATCCAAAAATATCAAGTTGTATGAACCACCACGAACACCAGAAGATGATGTTGCATAGGCAAATACTTTAGAACCATTCTCTAATTCTATGTTACCTTTATTCCAAATTACAATGCCTTGCTGTAACCATATAGGTAAATATTCATAGGCCTTTTGTATCCGACCTAAAATCTCTCTTGCTAATGCACCTTTGTTGGCAAGAATACCAACTGTGTATTCTTCATTAAACAACACACACCAAAGCATATACCCCACCGATGTTGTTGTTTTACCACACTGTCGTGGCATTTTAGCAATATTAAATCTATTTTCGTGGAATGATTTAACCATTTCCTCTTGAAACGGCCACATATCAAAAGGAACTAAACCTTGATCCACATTTACAATCTGAACATAGTTTTTAATAAAATATACAGGATCATGCTGACATTTAATTATTTCTTCTACTTGTTCAGCTGTATATGTTATTTCAACGCCAACTCTTTTGAGCCGGTCATTTCCAAGATAGCCTTCCATATCTTATTTTGAGATACTACGAAGCATCCAACCTAGTTTTTTATGTTTGTCTATTCTATCTTGTAAAAAGTTTGAAAGACCAATCTGTTCAAATTGGTTTGCAAGTTTATCACATAATTCTAAAGTTTTAATTACTTTGTCATTATCACCAGCTAATTCATTAGCCATAGCAACACCATCTAATCTTTCAGGCTGTTCTTCTATTTCAGTCATATCTAAAAACTCAGCCATTGTACCTGGTGCATAAGCATCTAATGCTCGTATTTGTTCAGCGATAACATCAACAGCACTATGTAAATCTTCATACACATTACCATAGAATTCATGGTATTGTGGAAAATTAGAGCCTTCTACATTCCAATGAAAATTGTGTGCTTTAAGATAGAATGTGAATGTATCTGCTAATACTTTTTTGAGTAAATTAATTAAAGTTTCCATAACAACTATTTATTCTTCCTGTTTATTCTTTAAAAATTTAACAAGTTCTGTTGTACTTCCTACAAAAACAGCCTTGTCAATGTTCATATTTTTTGTATTTCCTACACTATTATTGTTGTCTTGTGTTAAATCTTTACGGGTTTTTTGTATATTAAGCAAATCTTTATTAGAATCTGCAAGATTTTTAATCATTGTTGCAGCCACTTCGTAGGCTC